TAGAGATAATCCTGGGAAAAGAACGGCAGGGTAGACAACCAGTGATATTCATCGTCCTGCAGCTTCAGGTCGCGCATGGTTTCAACCTGCTCGCGAATTGCGTCGGCGTAGATCCCGAGCAGATCGTCCCCGCGGCAGCGGAACTCCGCCGCAACGTGTACATCGCCGTAGCGGTGGAAGACAGCCTGCTGCATGTGCAGCTTGTAGGCGTCCGTATCGAGCAGCGAGTGCAGTACAGGAGAAGTGAATTGTGTCATGGTGCGCAGTAGCGTCCTCTCACTGGAGCGTTTCCATCAAAAACCGAAGCAGAAAAAAGGAGGCGGAGTATACCTTTATTACCCGACTCTGTCCCGCAGTGACGGTCGATGGCGACGCTGACGGTCATTTGCGAGGCCTAGTTTAATATATTGAACAGGGATCACACCACAAGCTTTGCACCGGGTCGAGCGCATTTCGTGCCTCTTGTGTTATCAATATGTAGCATGGCTACATGTAACATAATGATATATCTATATATTAGCCATTCAATGCAATGTCATGGGGCAGGGATGGGGCAAAATCAGATAGTTTTTGGTTCAAAAGCGCCACCTGCTCCGTGTTTTTTTCCGCCATCCATTTTCCATAAACCTTGTAAACCATCTGTGCATCGGCATGCCCCATTTGCGTTGCGATAAAGTTCGGGTTTGCTCCGGCTGAAAGAGACCAGCAAGCATAAGTGTGCCTCGTCTGATAAGCGTTCCGGTGTCGAAGGCCGGCGCGCTTAATATGAGCATCCCAAATTTTCTTTATCGACCCGACTGCATAATGGTCTCCTGCAAGGTAGTTTCGCCCGGTTAGTCGCGGATCAAACACAAACGTACATTCGTGCTTTTCCTTTCTCCCATACTCCCGTAGGTTTACTTCTACTTCATGCTGCTTACCAAACCTTGTCATCTCTGCCTGGCTGCGCAGTGCTTCTATTGCTGGTTCAATGAGGAAAACAACCCTGTTCGTTCCAGCTTTAGTTTTTGGCATGGTAAATTCATTTGTAGGCGTAAAGTTCCTCCGGATCATCATCGTTCCCGCTTTCAGGTCGATATCCTCCCAGGCCAGTGAAACCAACTCCCCATGACGAATGCCGGTGTATACTGCCAGGGCCCAGATGTTCCTGATCTGAGTGTGCTTGCAGCTATCAAGAAGCCTCAGAAACTCATCTCTCGAAAGAGGGTCAGGATCTGGGCGACTTCTTGTCAAAGCTGATATACCGTTAAACGGGTTTTCTGCCGTGTACCCACTCGCTACAGCAAAACTGAACATTCCTGAAATAGTGGTCATATAGTTGTTAACAGTGGGTACCGTTCTTCCCTTTGATGGTTTATGCCCTTTTTTAGGTACTTTCCACCCGGTCAGAAGCTCCTTCCTGATAATCAGCAAATCCTCTCTGTTTACTGAGGAAATGAACCTGTCACCGCCAATCCTTGGCACCATGTTTTTGACAATGGACTCATAACCCACAAATCCGTTGCTGCTCATCTCAATACGTTTGAGATCAAGCCATTTCTCAGCGAGTTCGCTTACTGTTATTTCCTTTTTCTCAACCCCGAATTTTTTCAAGTTTTGAGACTCAGGAAACTGGCTGGCATAGTTGAAGTTTCCCATTTTGATTGCGAAACATACTGAGCTTCTTAGCTCGCCAGCCGTCTTTCTGTTTTTTGGTGTGTCAGGAACGCCAAGGTTTTCCCTAACCCTGACACCCTGATAAATGAACCATATGCGAAGCGATCCGCCATGGTTCTCAACGCCAGTTGGATATGACGGTTTAGCCATTCTTCCTCCCCAGCGCCCAAGAGCATGTTAAGAATATCGCTTTCAGCATGAATGAGCACCTGGCTGTTTCGACGACTGGCGTTCTATCCATTGATTAATCGCTTCCAGGTTATACATGCACTGGCTGTTAGGGTTTGGATCGCCATCAGGTGAAACATGCATATATTCCCGACCCACGAACCAGGAGTTCTTTCTTGCCCTTTCGATTGTTCCAGAACGAAGACCGGTAATTTCTGTGAGTTTCTTTTCTGTGACCCACTTGTTAGGCACCAGTTGAATTACGTCGCTCATATAACCTCCTGAATCAGGCTGCACGTTGGGCGCGCAGCTTCTTAATGTGCTCGCTCTGCTCCAGTTCGGCGCGTATCTGGTGCGCTTCTTCGCGAGTGAGCGGCTCGAAATCGCTATTAAATCGGTTGATGCTTGCCGTGTTGATCCGACCCTGGCGCCAGTAACGAACCGTCTTGTCATCACAGCTATGAATCAGCACCGGCCATCTGTGGCTGTCGGCGTAAACCTGGCCGCGCTGTATCAGTTTGAACATCACGCCCTCCGATGCTTACCGCGCAATTCCTCTTCCTCCTGGCAATCAGCACAGCGCTGACAGCCCGCCACCAGTTCCCGGCGCCGTGCCGGTATAGGGTCCCCGCAATCCACACAGTGAGTGGCCGATACCGCGTTATGGTTGATGCGCATGTTCTGAATGGTCATTTCAAGCCGGCGCTCTGCCAGCTCGTTGGCCTGATCGATAATTTCCGCGCTCATGCTGCACCGCCTTCAACACGTTTGAACTCGATAACCCAAACCCATGGATTGGCTTGCCAGTTTTCGGCACCATAAATGGATTCCCAAAGGTACTTAAATGCGCCTGTTGCCGTTGGTCTTCCTGTCATGTTGTGGTCCGCAATGCAGTCGTAGCGGTCCTGAGAATCAGCAAGCGCCTCCATGTTGATGCCTTCCGCCTCCGCATCCTCTTCGCTGATAGCATTCAAACGCTCAACCCGCACATCGGTGATTTCCAGCGTGATGCGGCTGGCCCAGCGCGGCATGTTTGGTTTTTGGGGGATCGGATTTTCCACCCATGTTCGATTATTTTTTATTGACCATATTGTTGACTGAGATAATCCGTATTGCTTGGAAAGAGCCCTTTGGCTTAATGAAGATGCGCGAATTTCACCAGCGATTTTATTGGTGATTTTCGCGTTATGATGGCCCTCACCAAGAGAAACTCCATTTACTAATCTGTCAGACCAGTTTTGCTCTTGAGTGCCATAATCAAGATTTTCTGGAGAATTATTTTTTTGGTTTCCGTCAAGATGTCTAATTTGCGATCCCGAAGGTCTCTTGCCATAAAACGCCTCTGCCACCAACTCATGTACCAATCGGGTCTTATATTTACCGTCTACAGCAGGAGTGATGGTAAGGTAGCCCTTGCCATTTGCAGATCCATTTAATTTTCGCCATTCCCCACCAGATTTAGCCTTTGACCAGATGCATCCTGACACATCAGCACAGTACCTTTTCCCCAGCGAAGGAATTGGCATTGCTGGGATTAGCCGATCGCCGACTGCACCGAACGGGCATGAGATAGCACCCAAAACAGGGTTCATTCCTGTGTGGTCTTTTTCTCCGAGCACAACGAACATTTCTTCTCCGTTGATGTCCCATTCCTTGCAGAACTTCACGGCGCCGTCAGCCCCTTTAACAATCCGCCGGGTCTGCGTCTTCCGACCGTCGAGAATGGCCCGCACCATTTCCCCGTTAAAAATCATTCCGCGTTCTTTCATGCTGCACCTGCCTTGTCTTCATCCATTTTCCAGGCCGTGGCAAGAGCGCTAGTCACCTGGTGGAAGCTATGTTTTACTGCCACCTTCCCATGGTCTCCGGTTGGCGAAACCAGTTCGATTGTGGTCAGCTCTCCGCCGCTTTCAGCGTCCGGGTAAAACTGCGCGACGTCGTTGGTTTCGACGATCACAGACCCGGACGGGGTATACATTTTCAGCTTCATGATTCCACTCCATACCGCCCATTCATGCGGCCAATGCTGCTGACGAATGCCGTAAGGCTGATGCCCATTGGCTTTATTTTTTCGTGGTGCTTTTTGAGGATCGGCGGCACCACCTCATTCCATTTCGGTTTTGGCTTGGCCTTCAGGGCGCGGCGGATTTCATCAACGCATTGGCGCCCCTGATTGCGCATAACGTTTTCTATTTCTGGCGTCATGCTGCCACCGTCTTCACTACGTCGATGGCACAACCGGGGATCAGCTCAACGGAAGCGGTGGCGCACTGGTTTCCCCAGTGGCTCCAGCCTGGCGCAGCGCTGCGACTGAACAACTCAATCCGAGGCACGTCGCCATAGAGCAGCTCCAGGCGGTGGCGAACTTCCCACGGTTTCTCGCTGTGCGCGCCGAGTGGGCTGTAGACCACCTGCTTAATGCCGGCGTGCTTGCGCTCCAGCCCGGCGCCGCGGGTGGCGATCAGCACGTCTTCGGTATTGGCGCGGGTATGGTTGCCACCGTTCATGCGCGTCTCGGCATTCAGCAGGTCGAAGAAGTCGTAAAAGTTGGTCACATCGCCCTCTGCCAGAGCCTTGGTAATGCGCAGTTCGGCCAGCTGATTCAACTTCACCCAGGTGAATCCCTTCATCGTGCGCACCGTAAAGCCCCAGGCCTCGGCCAGCTCGATCGCCTCCTGGTTGTGGGTGCCGGTGTACCACATCGCCAATACGGCGTTATCCGCGGCGAGCTCCCATACCGGGAGCCGCTTCAAATCGAGCAAGCTCATGGTGGTGTAGTGGTCGGCTGCCGCTCCGTTGCTGATCGTGTTCCCGTATGACCAGGGCGGATCGGCATAAATCAGGGAGTATCGTTTGCTCATTGCGCACCTCTTCTTATGTCCAGTATTTCAAGGAGGGAAAGCTCATTGCGCCAACCCTCATATCGATTTGACCTGCTGTTATAGTGCGTAAATGGCATGCGACGGGAACGGCAGTCCGATCGGCGCAAACGGGATGTCGTCGTCAAAATCTGGCGGGTTCTGAATGTTCTGCGCATGCTGGCTGGCCGCCTGCTGCAGACGAGACTGAGGGACAGCATTGTGGTTTTGCGCGTAAGGGTTTGCACCTGCAGGCTGGCGTGCGCCACCTGAAAACTGGGCATTACCTGGGGTGCGATCGTCTTTATCTTTCATCGACTGTTCGAGAGCGCTGATCGCTGTCGCCGGCTCATTCTCGCTGTACTCCGCATAAGTTCGGCGAGTGCCAGGCTGAAACACATGGCGGACTTCAAATTTATAGCCGTCGGATCCGTCACCTTTGGTGTAGAGGACTTTCTGCAGGAAGAGACCGACCTTTTTCCCTTCCAGCGCAGGGCAATGCCACTCTGTGCCTTCCGTGGTCTGGATCTGTTCT